GCGCCACGCCCGTGACGCCGGCCTCGACGGCCGCGCTCGCGCCGGCCGCCGGGGACTCCGGCAACTAAACCTTCTCCGGGGCCCGGGGGCGTGCGGCTACACCAACTCCATCTGGAGTTGCGCCGGCCGTACGACCACCTGGGGCCGCGGGGGGCTGGTCCTGGCCCCCTGCGGTGGCTGCTTCCGCGCTGGGTGTGACGCGTGCGACGGCTTAGGCCTGTCGTACCGCCACCCCGAACCAACAGTCCGGCCAGTGGGCGGTCTACCGCGTGTAGACGCCCTCTGCACCGTCGGCTTCACCGGCCCTGGTGGAGTTGATGACGACTGGAGCGCGCAAGCGTATTCCCCCCACCCCAACCGGGACGCTGCCTGGTTCGTGCCCACCTGGGTCGTCCACGAGCCGGGCAGCGTGCCCCCGTCCCTGCAAGCGCTCTCTTACATTGAGCTGCTTGCACGCCGGGGGTACATTAATGACACGACCCTTGAGACCTGGAGGCAGGCGTACGCTCCTGAGTGTGCGCCCGCCACTTCTGATGCGACCTCTGAGGCTGCCCAGGGCGCGATAGCCGCTGCCCTCTCCCACCTCGACGCCGCCGCCGCCCCAACTCCCGCCTGCCCCGAATGGCCCCGCAACCGCGGCTCTTACCGCGAACAGGCCGCCGCCGTCGCGTCCCGCGCGCAGGCGCTCTTCCCCCCCCGGAAGGGCGCAACGCGCCCGGGTACCTACCACCTACGTGTCGACGACGTCCTGTCCGCCCTGGCCCGGACCCGCCCCGCCGCCCTCCCCGCTGTCCTACGCACGGCGAGGGCGCGTGTGGGCCAGCCCAACCAGTTCGTCGCCGCCTACTTGCTCTGGCGCCATGCCGTCCCCGGTGTTGACCGCTTCCTGCGGCGCACCCGGGCTGACCAGGTGCCGTACGAGGCCTGGCCAAAGGCGTGGAAGCCGCTGTCGACCGCCATCAAGCGGCACGGCTCCCCGCTGGGCCACCCGGGCTCGGCCCCACTACTCGCAGAGGCAGAGACCCTCGTCGGGTACGGGTTCGGCGGCGTCGACTGGGAGCAGGAGCGCCGTAACCGCGCTGACCTCGCGCTGGCTACCAACTTCGGCCAGGGCGAGATCACTGAGTCGCTTAGGCACCTGTACGGCCGCGCGCTCGCCGGCGCACGCCCCCAGCCGATGAGCTTGGACGAGTTCTGGGCCCGCCGCTGGTGGTGGATCGCCTCCGGCTCCGAGGCCGGCGCGGCCGGCGCCTTGCCCCGCGAGGCCTTCGCCCCGGCGTTCACCGCACTTGGCGGGCGGCGCGTGCACCACACGCACCGCTCGGCCGCGGAGGCCCGCGGCGCCGGCTTCCTCGGCTCTCTCATCGACACTGCCCCGCACATCACGGCCACCGCGTCAGCGAAGGTTAACGAACGCGGGAAGGTGCGCGCGCTGTACGCCGGCGACCCCGCCAGCTACTACGTGACGGCAGCGGCCCTGGCGCCTGCCGAGGCCGCGTGGGAAGATGAGGAGGCCGTGCTCGCACCCGGGGCCGCCGACGAGCTGCACGAAGTGGCCGAGCTCCGCTCCGCACTGACGGGAGGCATGGGCATGATGTATGATTTCGACGACTTCAACATCATGCACAGGCACGAGCACCTCGCCGCCACCTTCACGCAGCTCACCCGCGCCCTGCCAGGCGCTGGCCCCGACCACGCCGCCGCGTGCGCCTGGGTTGCCGCCGCCTGCGCGGACCAGAAGATCGTCTGGCCCGACGGGCGCGTGTCGGTCGCCACCAACGGGCTCTTCAGTGGTTGGCGCGCGACCACGTGGTCGAATACGGTCCTTAACTGGGCGTATTTCGACTGCGCCGTGAAGCGCGCCAAGGCTGAGGCGCCCGTCGAGCTCCTGCGGCGGCGCCACGTCGGTGATGACGTCTACTCCGTCGCCGACTCCTGGCTCGCGGCCGTCAACGTGTACGACGCGTTGCAGGCTGCCGGCGCCCGGGCCCAGCCCTCCAAGGTCCTGTTCTCCGCTGAGGCAGCGGAGTTCCTCCGCGTCCGCTACGACGGTAGGGGCGTGCACGGCTACGTGGCCCGCACCTTGTGCGGGCTCGCCGGCGGCGACCCTGCCGCCTCAGAGGCCGTCACCCCACTAACCCGGATCCCCGCCATCGCCGAGACGCTCTCCCGCTGCACTGCGCGGGGGCTCGACTCGGCTGTCGCGGGCGCGCTCTTCCGCCGCCTCGCCGCCCACTGGGGTGCCGCCGTCGCCTACCCCGGCGCCCCCCCCGTCCCCCCACCTGCCGCCGCCATCCACGCCGCACGCCCCCACGGCGGCTGCGGCGTCTACTGGGACGGGGCCGACGCCCGGA